GAAAATCTGCACCTTGTTTATGGCATTTCCCAGAAGACGGAGCCCTGTTGCCGTGACTTGAAACTTTGCGGCTCCACCCGACACAGCGGAAAATGCGTTCGCGCCGGATCGGTAAAGCCCTGTATCAGTGTCCGCGGTCCAATAGAGTCCCGGCAAAGCCTCCGTACCGTCCGCGATGCCTAAACGTCCGGTCAGAGATACCGCGCCATTGAAGTTGTGAATATAGCTTGAGTTGTGTCCATACTGGATAGTGGACGCGCTGTCGTCCCAAGACAGAACGATTTGCGATCCCGATTCAAAGCTGAAATCATTTGCTTGCGTTGCGTGCGCTCCCCCATATAGGAACAATCGGATCCCTGATCCCGCTACGCTTCCACCGTGTATTGCCAGCCGAGCGTCGTTCTGGGAGTGAAAGATGTTTGCCGATACAGCACCAGCCGATGAGAAATAGTAATCGTCTGTGGCCGTGGATCCGAACGTCAGGCTGAGCGCTGAGTGGTCATAGGTCAGAATTTCTGTCGTGGCGTTACGAAGGGCGATGTCCCCGGCGCGGGTCAAATGCGCGGACCCAAAGAGGAGTGCGTTACCTCCCAGGATGCTGCTCAAATCCCCAGACAGCGAGAGAGCGCCATCATTATTCCCCATCCGGACAACAGATGTGTTTGTGGCTCCAGAGGAGAGGATCATCTCTGCTTTGGATCCAGTGCCAAATGTGAACGCTCCATCACCAGCGAAAGCTGCGAGCGAGGCCGCGTTTGATCGAAACTCGAATTGGGACGTCGATGGGGTCCCGGTCCACGTATATCGGAGCTGGGCCCCGTCTCCATCTGTTCCCTCGTTCCAGATAAATCCAGATGAAATGCTATCTGGCCTTCGGAAGGCGACATAGGATCCGACGTCATCCTCGAGAATCATGAATTTAGTCATGGGATCGGTGACCGCGAGCAGATCGTCGCCGAGGGTGATATTAACCGGCGTCGCCATGTTCAGCGCCGTGGATGTGAAATCTGCGATCTGAATTGAGTTAGTGTTGAGAACAATAGAGCCCGCGAGCAGATTCGTGATTCCCAGATTTAGAGATGTCGGGCTTGTGAACCCAATCCGAGCGCCCTCAGAGAGGTTATCCTGAAGCGACAGATATGGGTCTGCGTTGGTTCCAAAGGTCCCGCCGTCCTCGAGCACGAGATGGGGGCCAGCGGATGTAACGACATTGAGGGTCGCTAGCATTGAGTTGCCGCCGTCGACCTGCAGATAATTGGTATCCGCATAGCTGCGGGTTACCGCGTCCTGGGCGGCCGTAGGATCCGCCAATGATGTAATCCGGAAGTTCCCCCACGAAATATCTGCCGTAGGCGGTTGTGTTCCGTCCCGAAGAATCGCAGCCGATGATCCAGCGGCATCCCCGGCATCCACGTAAGCCTTATCTGTGACGTCGTCCGCCGCAGTCGGGGTGCCATAACCTGTGATTTTGAATCCGCCCCAAGGAATATTCGCGGTGGGGGCCTGTAATCCGTCTCTTAGGATCGCGGAAAGCGATACGGCCGCATCTCCTGCATCTGTGTATGCCTTCGTCGATGCGTCCTGGGCCGCCAGCGGATCCGCGACGTTTGTGATGAGATTTCCACCAAGATTCATGGCGGCCGTCATGGCCTGGCTTCCATCTAAAAGCATCGATGCGGCGGAAAGCGTTGCGACTTCTCCATCGACATAGCCTTTATTGGCTCCATCGGTTGCGAGTGTTGGGATTGCGAGCCCCGTGATCTTGAATCCTCCAAGTGGGATATCTGCCGTCGGGGCCTGTGTGCCGTTCCGAAGGATGGCTGAAAGCGAAACCGTAGCATCTCCGGCATCGGTATAGGCCTTTGTGGACGCATCCTGCGCGGCCAAGGGATCCGCCACGCTAGTGATCAAATTCCCACCAAGATTCATGTTTCCGGTCATGGCTTGGCTGCCATTAAGAAGCATAGAGGCTGCGGAAAGAGTCGAGATTTCGACGTCCGTGTAGAATTTCGTGGCCGCATCCTGTGCGCCCACCGGATCGGCTAAACTCGTGATCCGGAAACCTCCCCAAGAAATGTTCGCGGTTGGAGCCTGAGTACCGTTTCGGAGTATCGCTGAGAGCGATACTGCCGCATCCCCCGCATCCGAATATGCCTTCGTGGAGGCGTCCTGTGCGGAAGTGGGATCAACGACATTGACCACCTTGTGGACGTTCATATCGAGAACGCCGCGGAGAATATCAACCTCGCCGGTGTCCTCAATCGATACGTTCACATCGGAGACGGCGCTCCTAAACTCGATATCTGATGGCTGGGATCCGCTGAGTGGTCCATAGAAGACTGCGTATCCACCAGCTGTGTTTCCGACTTGGATATTGTCGGCTGGCCCATCCACACGGAGAAATTTAGTGCCTCCCGTGAGGGTCCCGTGGCGGAGATCGAAGACGTCGAGCCCCTCAGGGGAGCCCAGTTGATATTGGCCACCGCCATCGATATCGATATAGGCATCTCCCGCGGCCGCGGCCGCGCGCACGTAGGCGTCCGATCCCGAGACAATGGAAGTGTTCTCCACCTGATGGAAGAGCGAAGCGACTGGCAGGTTCACGACCTGGAGGAGACTTCCGGTGTCGGGTACCTCGATGAGGCTATCCTGGATCTCTCCTCCGGTGCTCCACCTAACGATCCGGTTATCGGTTCCGGCGGTCTCATAGATCGCGGTCAGCCGCTCATCTCCAGAGCTATTCACGAGAGACAAGTGCCCACTCGTCTTTGCTCCGACTTTCAGCTTCCCCGCCGCCGGAGTAGCTGGGACTCCTGCCTGGGTTGTGAAGGTCAGGCCCTCGGAATCCGCAGAAAGCCCACTGTTCGCGATATTCCACCCAGTACCAGAGTAGACAATGCTCGGCCGCCCAGATGTTGTGGCGCCAATATCAAATGTATCGTCAGGGACGAAAAGAAGATCGGATCCGATCGCTTCCAGATCTGGGGTTGGCAAATCACCTGACCAGACTCCAACGGGGGTCCCGATATTGGTGGCCAGAAACTCGGCGTCGGTCCCGGGAGAGAGCGTCTGAGCCAAGGATGCGTCCGAAAAGTTTACCGTCACGGTTCCGGTCGAGCGATTGTGTATCTTGAAAGATCGGAATTCGACGAGATTCGTGGCGTTCGGTAGCGTCACCGTGTGGTTCATGGATCCGACGAAGACTTGGTTCGTCCGGGATACCGAGCTCAGCGTGGTGTTGCCGCCGCTGGTCGTTATCACCGCGGCCTGCTGGATGAGCGCTCCCTGCTGGAAGAAGTCCCCCGGCAAGGCCTGCCGGGGGAATCCGATGGCTATTGCGGTGAGTATGAATAAAAGGATCTTCAGCATCACACCCTCTTCTCCTCGATCGAATACGAGATCTTGTAGTTAGAGGTCAGAAGCTCAGAGTTCCACGCCAGCGTGAACCTGTCATTTTGCTTGTCGATGACGACGATGTTCTGGAACTGCGGACTCGGGTCGACCGAGTTTTCCCACTGCGCATGGATGATGTAGTCGGCGCTGACCTGCGGGAATGCGAGGAGCACCTCGATCTGGGTGGCGCCAGAGGGTACCGAAATCGTGTTCGCCTCCACGGTAGACTCCTTCTCGATGAATTTTGGATCGCCCCCGGATTCCCCTCCGGTCGGGCTACGCTTATTGTGAAGCTCGCGGTCGAAGAATGGCTGTACGATATCAGGATCGTCGGCGGACTTCGCTTTGTCGGTGTGGGTGATGCCTCCGGCTATCCACTCCACGCCTACGACAGCGGCCCGCTTCTCGAGTTCCTTCGAGAGCGACATGAGGTTTTCGACGCGCTTTGAAAAATTGACTTTGACTTGGCCGACTGACTCGTCAGCTAAGCGTGAGAATTTAGCGATGAGGGTTGTGACGGCAAGCCTGGCCGCACGCGAGACGGAGCCTTCCTGGGCGAGGAAATACTCGATCTCCTCGTTGCTCAATAGCTTGTCGGCGCTATCCGTGTCTCCGACGAGCAGCCTGACGGCGTCTCTGTCGCTTTTTTGCGGGCTGTTGCTGTAGGACCATCCCATCTGACTTCTTCCCCTTGGTTGACGAAGTCGACGGGTGCTTCTGGGTCGCCGCGTTCCCCTCGACCCTCTTGATCCATCCGAGATTCAGGTGAGACCGAAGCACGCGATTCGCACCCTTAAAGTACGACTCCGGCACCGACTCACCCTTCTGGATGACTCGATCAGTGAACTGCAGCATCTTTTGTGCAACAAGCATCAATCACCATTACGCGATGGCGTTGTTGAAAAAGATCCCGAGTTCAGGAGATACGAGCTTGAGGTCCCACGCCATTTCGCTCTCGACGCGATCCGAGGCGAGCTCTTCCATGCGGAAGCGCTTGATTCGGTTGCCTTGCTCACTGGCGCCGAAGAGTCCGGTCCACGCGAACGTGTATCCGGCTGATGGTGTCATGATTCCGGGCCGAGGCGCCGCATATACCAAGAGAGCGTCCTTGCTAGCGAGATGCTGAAGATCTTCCACTCCGCCCTCGCTCTCGGGCTCCATGTCCTCGATGGCGTTCGCGACCAAATACTCTTCCAGGCCGAGCAGACGCGCGAGGATTTGATTATCGACGTCCGCGAACTGGGTGTATTTGATGCGCTCAACGATGGTCGGATGATCTTTCAGGATGTCATCGACGTCCGGCGAAACCACAAGCTTGTTCGGCATGCGTCCAGTTTGACGAAAAATCACCCGCTTCTGGGCTCGAACATCCTTGATCGGATCGCTCGAAGCTGCACTCCACAGGGTACCTGGTGTAAAGTCCGAGGACCAGATGCCGGTCGTGAAGTACGCGGCCATCCATTCCTTTTCCTTGCGGATGAGCTGCTGCTGCATCACGAAGTCCACGGCTTCGCGGTCGACGTTGATCGGAACATCCGCGTTAGCTCGAGTCTGATCGTCCACATCCTTGTGCACCGCCCACACGTCGGCACGGTACGAATCCGTGCTCAGCGTGTAGCCGCTGCCCGCAGACGGGGTTCCGGGGGCCCGCTTCTGCGAGTCCGAACGGAACCATTGCTTTTTATCGTAGACGAAGAACTGATCCGACTGCTTCGCCACCGGAAGCATCGGGAAGACCCGTGACGCCACAAAATCCCGTTGGTCCTGAAGGAACGCAACGGACATGTTGGTTAGCGGCCGGTCAACATGAACATCACTCTTGGTAGGTTGCGGCATTTGATCCCCCTAAATTATGCTTTGGTTCCCGCGTTGACGAGGTCAACGGTGATGATATCGCCATCGGCGCCGCCCGCTTCCATCGCGTAGGCGACAATCCTGTTGGTGGAAGTTGCGGTCACGAGCTTTCCGCTCGCATTAGACATGAGCTCGGCTCCCTTTAGAACCGCAGCCCCAACAACCGCCTTCGAAACCCCGCAACCGCCCTTGGCGACCTCAGCGGGATCGCCTAAGACCGGCTTGTCTTGAAGAATGCCGGCGATTTGTTCGCCCGATCCGGCAAGCACCAATCCGCTGGAGCTGTGTTTCACCGCGTAATATTGCTTGGCAGAAAGATCCGCACCAGCAACACCGCCGACCAATTTTACTCCATGTCCTTCGAATGCCATTAGCGTGCTCCTTCTTTCTCAGTGCGATATTCTTCGTAGAGTTTCTGACCTTCCGCGGTCTTCGTGATGATCTCTACCTCCGCCAACGCGTAAGAAATGTTCTTTTCCTTCGCCACCTTCTCGGCAAGGACTTGAATCTTGCCCATTGCGGTGCCGGCAGAGACGGCTCGGCCGGTTCCAAAATTCTCATAAAGAGCGCCTTCCGCGATTTTCGCGTTCGCAGCCTTCAGAACCGCCTCAAGAAGCGTATAGTGCGCTTCGCTTAGCTTCTCCTTGGCTTCCTTCATCACCGGGCCGAATGCATCGGCATCGGGAGCGACATCGGGAAGTTCGGTTTTGGCTTTTTGAATGAATTCTTTTGTGATTCGGCGGCTGATTTCCTCGGCGAGAGTGCCTGAGGTTCGCGACGCCTGTTCGGCGAGTTCTTTGTTCTTCTGGATAAGAGCAGCAACCTGAGGCTGGAGCTCCTTCGAGACTTTCGCGAGATCGATGAGCGCCGGATCCGTTTCTGCGGCCGGCTCTTTTTTGCTCTTTTCGACCTCAACTTCTGGCAACTCGAGGCCGGAGAGTTCGGCCAGATCTTTGAGGACATTCACGCCCGCGGGGAGCTCGTCCTTCACCGAGGCCAAAAGTTTGAGTTTGGCCTTCAAAACCTGGATCTGTTTCTCGGAATACCCTTTTGCCTTGAGCACCTCTTCGACTTTCGCGTCGTCAATGTCGGTGCTGAGGAGTCCCTTAACAACTTCCTCGAGGTTTGCTTTGTTCGGCATTTGATCGCCCCCGTTTTTCTGTTTTAAGAGAAGGAATCTCTTCTCATTCGCGCCTTCGGGTACTAGGCTTACCTCGAGGGCTTCTAGATTGAAGAGTCGCTTAGGAATGGTAACTCCCCCTCCGATATATTGTCACCTATCTTTCAGGTCTTCGCAACGCCCATCCTCCGACGCTGAACGCGTTGAGGGCTCCGCTCTCGATGTGTCCCCATGTTTTTTTGTCCTCCACGTGGACGCCGAGAACCCATGATCCGTCTTTGACGACCTGACTTCCCACGATGATGTCGTGTGGCGCCTGGAAGCATTCCACAACGGTGGTGCCGTTCGCAACATCCTTGTGGCGCATCCCAACGACGCGAGAGTTCTTCATATAGAAATGCATCGCCCGACCTATCTCCTCTTTCGAGATAATGTCTCCCTGTGCATCGACCGTTTCCGGTTCCAAAACAACACCATAGATGACCTGATCACGCTTTCGTTTCTTGAGAATGCGAACCCGTGAGAGCAGTTTCGATTCAGTAGGTGCATCCTCGTGCTCCCACTCTTTTTCGATCTCAGAACGCACCATGTCTGCGCGTTTCTTGCGCTTCTTTTTTTTCTTCTTTTCCTCGGATTGCTCATGGGGAGGGCTTCCATATCCCTCCTTGGCTACCGAAATGCCAAGTGCTGCGAGCGCGACGGCATCAGCGTCGCTGACCTCAGCCATTTCGACACCTTCCCTTTCTTTGCCGACGAGCATGAGGGCCTGCGCGATGGCCTGAGCCATTACGCTGGTGTATCCGCTAGCCGGTGGAGATGGCGGCAAATCAAACGCAGGAGCGCCGCGATGCTTAACCCAATCTCCAGGGGTCAAGGATATGAGGCGAGTGCCGTCCTCGAGCACGAGCTCGTGCGTGTGGAGCCCATCAAACCCAGACGTCTCCGCCATAAGCTCATGCTCATGGTTTCCGCCCGCCTCGGTCTCGATCGTCTCGCCCTCGATGTTCATCATGACCTTATGGGAGTGCTCTGCGCGGCTTCCAGGATCGAATCCGAGACTATAGTCATCATCCACGGATTCGAGATCATGGACATGCTCGCCATTCTCTTCGGTGACAATGATTCCCCCATCCGGAAGGAGAAACGCGTGCCTATGGGCGCCATCCCGGAGCGTCCTCTTCGCGTTTCGGTCAAGAACGTGGGCGTGCATGCCGCCCTCAGGATTTCCGTTCAGAAAACCTTTTTCGACAACCTCCGATCCGTCCTTCGCGACTACGGCCTTGATGCCATCGCGTAGAGAGATGGTCCTAAAAGTCTTGAACCTCCCGGGATCCTTTTGCCTCAACCGATAGCTGTCCTCGGTCTCATCAATCTTGTCGAATCTGAAATCGTGATCCTCCGCCCACCGGGTCGCCCCATCACGGGTGAAGATGTCCTTATCAAAAATGAGAGTTTGAATATCCGTTGTGGCCTTCGCTTGCTTCACCACCGACTCGCTCATGCTGCCTCCTCCTGATTTCTGGAATTCACAAAGACTAAAGCCTCCATGCAATTACAGCTGGGATGGAGGGTGGGGCCTATCACCGGCCCAATGGGTGTCTGATACATCTCATTTAGCCGCACTCGTTGCCCGTTCACAGGGCGACAGAGCTCGCACGCGGTCACAGGATCAATGATCCATTCCTTACGCACGTTATCCCCGAGGATGCCCTGCTCATCAGCTTGGCTCCAGAATTCGCGCTGCCCTTCATTTATGGCCTGGAACGATTCCGTGCGGGCGATATTCTCGGACCGGTGCCGCAGCAATCGTTCAGCGTAGGCATCCACTAGTCTATCCATATCCTTCTGTCCCACTATGCGATTGAACCGCGCTCGGACAGCCCGATCCTGCAGATTTATCTTTTTCCCTTCCTCGAAGAACATCCTAGGAGCCACGACCGATCTCTGATTTTGGGTGAGGGCACTATAAGCACCGGATTCCAATGCATTTCGGAAGTTCATAATGGCGATTGATTGCTGTTCGGTCAGTCCAACCACATCTCGGATCCTATTTGAGGCGGCCGAGAGCGGCATGCCGGTATCGATAACCTGCCGAACCACTGATCTAACCTCCGCCCGGGATTCCTCGGTGATATCTCCGATGAGGGTTCCGACCCTGCGCTGGAGGATTTTGTCGATCCTGGGGTTTCTGCTATCGAACCGGATATCGGGCTGCATGTGCTGAGGGAGAAACTGATGCGCGATATCACCGCCGTCAGTAATTCCGGCCAATACGGACGGGCCCAATAAGTTAAGCCGATCAGGCAGAATCTGCCATGGAATAGATTCGACCGTCCCTTCGAGATCCTGTTTCGCTAGAAATTCCGATAGACGCTCGACTTCAACCTTGTTTTTGAAGGTGATGAGCCCCTTCGTCAGAGAGGCCGATACGGCCCGCGACATGATTGCCGCGCGCCCATTCGCGGCGTCGAATTGCCGTTCCTGCTTACGCTTCGCTTTGGATATCAGATGAATCACAGCTCATCAGTCTCCTGGGAGATGGGAATTCCTGCCTGAGATTTGAGATATGCCTCAACCTTGTCATCCGGGAAGAGCGGCATTCCGACGCCCGCCAGCTTAGAGATGTAGTCTCCCAGCTCGACGAGATCGACGGTCTCGATATCCCCATGATTCATCCTGGGATAGAGCTCCGGAGGGATTCCATTCAGCTTACACAGCTTTGGAATTCCGGTCCGGTTAAACACGGAAGCGATGGCGTCCATCCAGGCCCCGATGGCTGCGGAGAATAATCGGGTCTTTGAGCTCGCCAGCGCGAAGCTTCCCACTTTTTCATGCCCCAGAAGTATGAAGTCGGTCAGGAGGGTGAGGGCCATCCGCTGATCGTAACTGTTGATGGTCTCGTTGATGTCCATCGATTTGCCGGACTGTCCACCACCTGCGGAGAGTAACTGAAAGTCCCAAAGCTTGTTGCCATGCTCATCATATTCGAGAGGAAGGACCAGCCCCATCTGCTCATCGGTCTTGATGTTCTTCACGATCTTTTCGATATTTTGAATCGCAGCCTTATCCTCCGGGGACGCGTCGGTAGAGAGAAGTCGTGCCGGTACCCAAGCAACAGGAAGTCCCGCCAAGTTTCGCTCAATACCGATTCCTCTTAGATTCTCAATCAGCTTTTTGAAGTACCAAGGACGATAGACGTTTCGAAGGACCGACATACCCTCTGGCGAATTCTTGTTCGAGGTCGTGCGGAAGAGCAACGTCTTCTCCATCGGGATCTCACGTCGCTTTCCATCCGTCTCCGCGACCTGGACATAGCCTACAGGCTCATCGATTTCCTCGTTATAGATCCACTCGAAGACGCTCTCCTGGGCCCGAATCGGGAGCTTCGCCCAGCCGATCATGCCGTCGGAGAATTTTGAATGTTCGACTGGATTACGCGATTCGCCGTTTCTTCGCTTCCAGATCATTTCATGCGGCGCGAATCCGTATGGGAGCATCGAGAGGATCTCAGACATCGTGTCGTTCCAGCTCATCGACATATCGTCTAGAACGGACTCAACGAATAGCTTCGCCTGCATGCCCTCGTTGCTCTGGTCGGCGGCCACGATATGAAACTCTGTTTGGCGGATCATCATCTCGATGACGAAAAGCATGCCGCCTATGATTGGTTCGTTGTAGCGCATCTCCCTATAGATGCAGAGCCCTCGTGTACCGTGGAGCTCCTTCAGGAACTCCTCGAATATCTGGCCACCGAATCTCTTGAGACCGGTGATGCCCAGCTCGCGCAGATCCAACGATGCCTGTTTCTCAACTTGGCTCTTTTTCGGCATGTATCACCTTCGTGTCACGGGAGTGAGGCTAAAGACAATTCAATATAGTCTACCTCCAATTGCTTGTCTTGCCCATTTGAGGAAGCACCACGCCCTTCGAGGCGGTGATGCTGATGTTTGAGAGCTTTAGGATTCCATATACTGCGGCGTCGACCTGATCGTCGTTTTCGCCGACCGGGAAGAATTCGAACTCGAGTAGGAAGTCTTTCACCCACGGATAAAGCGACGGATCCGGTAGATAACAGTTTCCGGATTCGACCTGTGGCGAGGCCGCGCTCGCCCGCGCTTCCTTGCTGACATCTGCTTTCAGCGGAATGATGCCCGGAATCTCGGTTCTCAGCGACGCGATGATGGCGGGCCCATTCGCTTTCTCTTCTATATAGCGTGAGTGCGCGCGAGGCCATTTGAGGATGAGATTCTTCAGTTCTTTCACCGATCGGGGGAAGTCCCATCGGCCCCTGACTTGATCGAGCAGATACTTATCCGCTTTGTGGCGCCCCCACACCTGAATCACAACGAAGGACCCCTTCTTTGTCTCCTTGAAATTCGCATCCATGGTCAGAATCGTCTGGTGCCAAGTGTCCGGGAGCGTCTCAGGCCGCCAATATCGCCACCAATGGTTCTTGATGATGCCGCCCTCTCCGGGAGTGGGCCGCTGCTGATACTGGCCCGAGAATTCATAGGAGCCCATGGTCTCCTTCTGTCTTTGGAGCTCAGTCGCGCTTTCTCGCTCGGGATGGAGAATATGGCCAACCGGTAGGGTCTTTCTGCGTTTCGAGATCGGAAAGACGATCGCCCGTTTCGTCTCATTAATGCCTTGGATCATGAGGTGCTCCCAGTCCGCATCCTTGGCTAGAAGGTGTCCGGAGAGATCCTTCTCATGGAGACGCTGCATCACGATGATCATACGTCCTTCCCGCTTATCATCGAGTCGCGAGCTAAACGTCTTATCGAATGCGTCAATAGCAGACTGTCTTTGTTTCTCTGATTGAGCCAGTTTTGGATTATGGGCGTCATCCACCACGAGCACGTCACAGCCCTTTCCGGTAACGGTTCCGCCCATTGAGGTGGCAATCATATGCCCGCGCTTAGTGTTCTCGAACTCCATTTTCAAGTTCTGATCTGAGGCCAGACATACCTTATCGCCATAGGCGGTCTGATACCATGCCGACTCAATGAGTCGACGCCTATCGACCGAATGCCTTGTAGAGAGGGACTGGGAGTACGATGCGAATATGAATCGCATCGAGGGCTTTTTGGTCCAACACCACACCGGGAATGTAATCGTAGCCAGAATCGACTTCATGTATCTGGGCGGCATATTGATAATAAGGCGACGGATCTGTCCCTCATAAACTGCGGTCAGATATTCGCAGATCAGTTCATGGTGCCAGTTCCAGAGCAGCTTCGTGGAGGGCTCAATAATCCTCCATGCGACTTCCACAAAACTCGCCAACAGATCCGTCGTCGTGGCGTCCCGGAGATGGATCAACTGCTCAAGCTGAACGAGGGCTGGCCTAGACTGCCTTAGTTTCTCGATTTCCGCGAGTTGTTCGGCGTGCTCTATCAATGAAGGCCTTCCGCTTCGAGTATCGATCGAGATGCTCCAAAATATCCTCGATCTGCTCCTGGGCCTCCTCGTCGGTCAATCTACCCAAAGACATGGAGAACGGGATTGGACCGCCCTGCGGGCCCGAGATCTGCCGAGGTACCGGACCGATTACCCGATCCAAGATGGCATTGAGTCGTTTATAGCATCCTAGATTCATGCAATTAATCATGACGGATGCCGTCATCATCTCCGCCATGTTCGCCTCCGGAGATATCTGCTGCGACGCAAGATATTCCTTCAGCGTATTTGGATGCATATAGAGGAATTTATTCGCGATTCGCTCGAATTCAGTCTTATTGAATGCCCGCGCCATCTTTAGATCATCGGGAATGCGCTCCCGCCCTTTGCTGAACGTGTTGCCGGGCTGGAAATCCCGTCCGCCCGTTTTTCTGCCCTCTGCCATAAAACTCTCCTGAAAACCTTGCGCATTCGCGTCAAGTTACGCATGCACAGCCTATGATACCATAAATCGGTGACACGGAAGTGATACACCGTGGTTTGACACTACGATCTCGGGTGGAGTAAAAATCGGCAAACTGGCAGACGGACAATGGGCTGAGAAAAAAATAGTTCCCGACTGTGGGGTTTGTGGTGACTCACGGACCGTGAAAGCCGGATACGTTGATTCGAGTTTGGGCCTTGAAGCTGCGCTCAAGGAAGTCCTCGTGTCCTAAGTGTGTGGACCGCAAGGTGACGAACTACATGAATGATTTATTTGAAAAACAACCTACCCAGGAGGAGAAATGACCCTCAACGAACTAGCCTCCCTAATCGCGAACGCAGAGGGGAAAAAACACCAAGCTTCTATTGGTGATGTGCGGGAGATTTTGAAAATCCTACGCGCTACTTTGAAAAGTGAGTTTGCTGGAATGGCCGCGCTTCGGGCGCTATTGAAATAGGAGAAAACAATGGAAGAACAAGCAGCACAAAGAGACCTGAGCCGTGCAACGAAAGTATTCGAATCGCGCGGTCTCAACGGACAGGAACACCTTGTTGATGGTGTGAAGCGAGCGGCTTCAACTCTCTTCTGGGAGATCGACAGTATTCCGATTCCTCCAGGCAACACTGAAGCGGGGCGACTTGTTTCACTCGCAAAAACGGCGCTTGAAGAATCCGTTATGTGGGCGACGAAAGCAGTTTCGAGAAGTCATTGAATTCCGTTCGAGCGGATGAAAGGGAGGGCGGCGTCTACGAACGCCTAATCAGGGTGTAACAGCCCGGCCCCACCCCGATTTTGAGAGGAGAATATGGGAACAATTACAGACTTGAGCGACAAAAGACCGCACTCAAATTTCTGGGCTCTTTGTCTTGAGTGCCAAACTAGGTGGGTCGCAACTGTGCCGGACGGGTGTTCGATATTTAAGCTTAAGTGCCCAAAATGCGAGAAACAAAACAGCTTTGCTTCAGTTATTCCAATTGATTTTAGGAGTGGTGATGATATCTGACGATGAAATAAATAAATCAGAAGAGCGGCTGATTCACGGCGAAAGACAACACACTAATGACTTTACATTGGCGGTGCTGCATCGCCTGCGCTCAGCCGAGGAAGCGCTAAACACAATTCGCACCCAACCAGAAAGACTTGGTTATGTAGCCGCGCAGGAGTCGGACATTCTTCACAAAGAGTGTTGGGATTTGGCGAACTCGCATTTCCAGAGATTGGGGGAGAAGTGATCACGGTAGCGATCATGATAAACGGAAAGCCGATACTCGCAAGAGGTGCGGTCAACCACGGGAACGAAAACCGCAAGGGGGAAACCATGTACATTTCAGACTGCGGTAAAAAGGTTTGGCATAAACGAAAAGACGGGACCGTGGCTCTTGCGCATAAACTTCTCGACCTCATCGAAGTTGAAAAAATGAGTGGGGACTACCTCAAATGACCTTCCTTGAGAAAATCAAGCGCCTGGAAGAGCTGGAGAAGAAGGCGACGCCGGGGCCGTGGCATATAGGTTGGATGAGTCCGAACAGTGACGCGGTTGATATCGACGCACCAACCGGCGAGCAGGTTGCTATTGTCCATCACCGAGAAAACCAAGCATTTGTCTGCCAGTCCCGCAACACCCTCCCCTCCCTCCTCCAGTTCGTCTCCGACGTAGAGGAGGTTGTGAGGTTGTGGAGAATGAGTGTGGACGAGCAAGAAGGCTGTATCGGGACCGAGGTTAGGCTTGCTATCGAAGCCCTGGAAAGTAGGTGGATGAAGTGAGTGCCTTTCTGTGGAGCTTTCTGGGCGGCTTTTTGGGTGGAATAACGTTGCTCTTGGTACCGGCCTACTTGTCGTATCGCCAAGAGCGAAGGATTCGAGGGATGAAGTGAGTCCGATCACCGTTTCAATTTCAAGATGCCGATGCGAATGCGGCTATACCTGCGGCGGACCTGGACGGTGCACAGAGCCCGACATGATGAAATGTATCGACGAGCATTTCAAAAAAGACTGCGACCACAAATGGGACGGGCCTTGGAAAGAGCTTTCGGATGGTGGAACTGTAACCTGTAGCACTTGCGGAATGCAGGCCGATACTCACGACATGTGGACGGGACCATGAGTGAAAAAAACTAAATTGGTCGCGTGTCCGTTCTGTGCGAGCACTGTCCATGCTTTACTTCCGATCAGCTTTATGATCCTATCGGCCCAAGAATCGGATAATAAATTTCAGGACCGGAGGCAAAATGAAAGCGTTCTGTTTGGCTATAGCCCTTTTCCTTGGAGGAGCACTTATGGCAGCACAAACTGAAAAAAAGACCGTGAACCTTAGTAACGAGTTCCGGTTGGTACAAATCACACCGGCCGATCCGGCCCATGCGCGGCGGATCAAATTCCAAAAGCACGTGCCCGACGATCCAAATGGGAACCTCTGGCAGACCGTGAAAACTTGGTATCAAGGGGAGTGGCCCGAGTATTACGCGCTCAACCAGCACTTCAAATGAGCCGCCATGACAGATCCGAATGCGAAGAGCAACCTGTACGGGACCCCAGACGATATCTTTGAATGGCTGAACGGTCTATGGGGACCCTTCACGCTGGACGGTGCTGCGAACGAGTCAAACAAGAAGTGCGGAGCATGGCTTGGGCCCGGTTCTCCCCTAGGAGAAGATGCGACCACCGTCTTCGATTGGGGCCATCATCGGATATTCATCAATCCGCCCTATAGCCAACCCTGGATATCGAAATTCGTCATGAAGTCTCTCGAGCAGGCTCGCCTCTTTCCCTGGCGACGGATCGTTTTGCTCCTGCCACATGACTCCTCCACGCGCTGGTATGAAGAATGCCTACGGGCCCGGGACTGTTGCCTGATTCAGGAGCTCGGTACCCGTGTTCGATTCGTTGGCGCATCAAATGGGGCGAAGTTCGCGACCATAGCCGTTGTAATGGATGCCTATCTAGGTGTAGGTGGGTTTCAGCTTTTCAAAAGATCGCGATCTGTGATACATCCGTGACACGACTTATAGCATTCTTATGGGGGTTTATCGATGTCCGATAAGATGGGGTTCTCGCATACGGAACCGATCGATGATGAGTCTGTGTTGGCACGCATCGCCACCAAGAGGGATTCCGATATCCATTTCTTCGATACGCTGAAGAATTTCAATCGACTCGCCAGCTATCTCTCCGAAAAGAACCTCGAAGACCGCCGAATCCACTTCTTGATGCAGTCCATGCACAGTAGCCTGTTTAGGCTACGAGGATGCATCGATGAGCTCGAGAAGGCTCGTGAGCCAAACCACATTCATTCCGGTGGCTGCATATGATCCGATTCTTCCGGGTCACGATCATTGCGTGGTCTGTGATCGCGATCTGTTTCGTAGTCGGCAAATGCGTCGCGGCCAATGTCGATAAGGAGCGCGACGAATACCTGGGCGCAGTCAAAGAGGAGATGGCGGCAGATGGGCTTATCGAATCAGAAGACGCTATGCCCTCGTGGTTTCAATGCCCGGTCATGGTGTTTGGCTGGGAGCGCGTCGTGATTTATCTCGACAAAGAGGATTGTTCAAAGACAAAGGAATTCGATACCCGCAAGGTGATCGATCGGCTCTTTAGTCTGATGATGGAAGCATGACGGCTAAAGTACACAAGGCGTCTAAATATGTCAGGTGGACTGATGAGAGCGGGCGGGAGTTCTCGACGGCCGCCACGATCTGTGGACGAATTTGGGTGGATTTTGTGACGGATCTGAACTTCGAGGTGACCTGCGAGCATTGCTCGAGGGTGCTTCGTGGCCCGGATGAGCGTCGGCCCGATCCACAGATCGTAATGGAGATCTCCCATGCGACCTAGACCGATTGAATGTGGAATAGAAGGAAGGGCGACGAAGTGTCGAGTCCCGAAAGATCAGTCCGACCTATGTTGCTGGCGACACATGGAGATGCTGCCCGATAATTTAAAGCTTCAGATCTCTCTTTGTGAGAGAAACGGGCAGAGGATGCCGGCCGAGTTGATCGCGTCCTGTCGAAAGTGGTGGAGGGAAAACGGATGATTCCGTTCCTGTGGAGAGCCTCAATGAAAGAATACACAATGAATCGTACCTCTCTCATTACGTTTATTGTTTTAATAGGTTTCGCGCTATATGACCTCGGATCAGTCACTTTCGGCGGCGTGGGCAGCTCGGTCTCAAATTGGCTGACGAACGTGGCTCAGGTTTCACCGATTGTTGCCTTTACGTTTGGCGCGGTTTCCGGACACCTGTTTTGGCCCATGAAAACAAAGCAATGACACAGAAGACGTACAGCGAAATCTGCTTTTCAAGAATGTCTCCGGACGAGCTTCGCGCCTACGATGCTGAGGTTCTTCGTATCTTCGTGGAGAAATTTGGAGAGAAAAAAGTACAGAAAAAGCTGGGCCTATCTAGAAACCAGCTTCGAAAGCGGATGGAGCGGCGACGATGAATGAGATGACGGAAGAGAAGTTGATATCCGACGAGGAGATTCGGCTAACTCTTTCGGTGGGTCCGGCGAGTGATATCTATGAAGACGTTCGTCGCCTCGTGTTGCGCATCAAATCTGCGGAGGATGCGTTGAGATTTTATGCAGACAAAGAAAGATGGATTGAGCGCCAGGTCATTGCTGAGGGCGGGGAAATCGGGCACCGAATTGATGAGTTTGGTGAGTCGCATGCCATAGTGATCGAAAGAGGGAAGTCTCTGGGAATTTCCTTTCATCCCACAGGTCGATTACGAGCGGATCACGGACTAAAAGCCCGCTCCCATTTCGAGAAAATAAAGATGTCGCCAGAATGAACAGATCAAAGAAATATGCTTACGGCACAGTTGTGCCGCCGGAGAAATCTCGGATGGAGATTGAGGGTCTCTTATCTCGATATGGAGCTGACTCCTTTGTGTCTGGTTGGAAAGGAACCGTCGCCGTCCTGGTGTTTCAGGCGCACGGTCGCCGAGTGAAATTTGATCTGGATCTGGGCGAGGCTAACGATTCCGAGAAACGGCGGCTCTGGCGGTGTTTGCTACTCGCCATTAAGGCAAAACTTGAAGTTGTGGCTAGTGGGATCGCGACGTTTGAGGAGGAGTTTATGGCACACATTCTATTGCCAGACGGGTCTACTGTGAGCCAATGGATGGCTCCGCAGATCGATGAGGCTTATAAGAGCGGGAACATGCCGCTGATGTTAGGGAGTGGAATATGACTGAGCGAGATGAAGGCTTTACCGGAATGAGGATATTGGTTCGCGTGGCATGGGTTGAGAACGGGGTGGAAACGAACTCTTTGATCAACACAAAGATGGTATCACGGCATGAGATTACCCAGGCCATGATTCCTGATGCTCCGATTGGGAACACACTAGACCTCGCGGTGCAGGAGCTGAAAAAAGAGCTGGGGTTGCCGTGAAGCACAAGCTGAAGCGTGACGCAATAAATCACCCCGCACACTATAACCAAGGAAAGATCGAGGTCATCGAGGCCCTGGAGGACTGGTCCCTTGGTCTCCACGAGGCGAATGCGGTGAAGTATATCGCGCGCGCCCGGCACAAAGGGAACGAGATCCAAGATCTAGAGAAGGCCGTCTGGTACCTGCGTCGAAAAATTGAGCTGCTCGAGGGTGCGGCAGAGGATAGGATAGTGACTCGACCCAACGACATGAGGAGGGCGTCGAAATGATCATCGCTAAAGACTACACGGGGCTTGTGAAGGTGCAGAGGGGCCGGTTTCAGGGGCTGGTTGGCCAGTACAAGGGCCGCGGCACCAAGGGGGTCTCCTATATCTGTGAACTCGAGAACGGCGAGACACACGAGCTCCCCCACCAGCACGTAGAGAAATACCATCCCCCAGCGAAGGCCAAGCGATCTGAGCCCGCAGAGGCTCCGAAGGCGCCCAGGTCAGAAAAGCCCGCAGCCGAGAAGCCTAAGAAGCCCAAGAAAGATTCTGAATAGAGCTACTTCGGAATCAGTTTGTTTGCCTTGAGTGCCATATAGATCGGCCGATCAATCGCCTCTATGACCTCCTCGGTCAGTTCCTCTATCCCATATGCGAACGCAATCGCGTGAAGGCACTCGTGGAGAAACGTCTCTGCTTTTTTCTTCTTGGAGAGGTTCTTTCGGATCCGGATCTCAAGCCTAACCGGATCGCATTCGCCCATCGTATCGATGTCATCGAATGCGCGCACCCAAACTACTCGGTAAATGTAGGCGCCAACCGTAAAGGCTTTCGGATATCTCATGCGATTTCTCCTCCTAGAACCTCGGCAGATCTCCGATCCACCGCCCATAGCGGTCGAGCATTAATGGAATGAACATGGGCACGCCCCTGATGAGGATCCCGCAGCCTAAGACGGGCTTTTGCTTGTACTTCTTTCCGTACTGGAACGCGTATTGTTCCTTGTCGATGAGGCAGCCCACATTGAAACCGAACATCATCAGCCCGTTCTCCGTGAAAACGTACTGGATGCCGGCGTACGAGTGGAAGTGACCGAAGACGGTCGACTGCCTGTTGAGGAGAGGGAGATGGAAGGACGCACTCCTCCCACTCCCAGATGACGAGAGGGCGTGCCCATGCTCATACCGAACGCCGTCGATGAACCAATCGTCTCGCCACTGCCAGCCCTTCGGCGCCCCGAGAAATTCGCGGTATGTCTTGAGGTAAGCGACCGGTATGCCGTAGCGATATGCTTTTCTAAAGATACGATCGGTGTGGTTCGATGTGCAGACGCTGACCTTTGGGAAGGCCTTATACCAGCCCTGGAGGTGCTCAATGCACTTTTCCAGCTCGTGGCCGGGCGAGAGCCCGTCCGGATCCTTATCGTAGTCCGAGAGCCCATGCTTATCGGCCTCATCACCCACGCAGACGATGCGGGTCGGGCGGAAGCGCTTTTTGACCTCGACGCAGAATTCAAGCGCATCAGGGTGCTCGAACGGGGATTGGAGATCCGGGATCACGAGCACGATTTCATTGGGATCCGGCATCCTGGCTCCTGGCGATGAATGATTTGGGGGTTTGTCGGTTTCCGGCGCCCTGTGGCCTCGATTTCCATTCTAACACAGCGCATGATGTGATATATCGGTGCGCATGGAAGACGCGAATTATATTTCGAAAAGACTGGATCAGCTCTGCGACAAGCTGGAGGATCTCGAGCAGTCTGTGGATATCCTGCGCCGTGAGTCCCGTACGCAGCGGATCGAGATCCGACTCAGCGGACTGGCGTCAGATCTTGGGGCGCTGTCGATTCTCTGGGGCCTAATGTACGTCTGTTACCGCGGACTCGATTGGCTGTTCGCGGTTCAGTAGAAGAGGATGATCCAGTATCCCACGATCATGGAGAGATGGATTGCAATGGCGGCCCAGAACATGGTGAATAACCGTTCCGTCGTCATTTCTGGCTCAACCTTTCCTTCAGCTGGGAGGCGACGTCGGTGTTGCGGTTGACCGATTCCGTGTGCCGGGTGAAGGCCTCCGTGTTCTTGTCGATGACATCGAAGAGCTGTTGAGTCAGTCCCGTGAGCCGAGTCTCACATCCGTCGGTAATCTCTCGCATCTCCCGTTTGTGGTCCTCGTGCTGCTTTCTGTATTCGGTCCAGAACCATCGGGTGGCGATAAGAAGGGCCGACATCAGGACCGAGAGCGAAACCTTATCCCCGTTCTGCCTGATGAAATCAACGATCTCCATAACAGCTCCTCTCCGAGCGCCAGACGCTCCAGAATATGAAAGTTGAGAATACGGTATGGGGAGCGAGGAAGAAGAGAAAGGCTATGGAATCGAGATCGGTCGGGAGCAGGAAGTAGAGAAGAGTGAATGATGTGCACATGCCAAAGACAATGGCCTTCGCGCGCGACCATTCATCCGTTGCCGCGATTTGGACCGAGATCATGAGCCAAAGGACGAAGTTGTATCCGAAAACGAAATATAGGGCTGTGTCCATAGCGAAAGTGTACCCTAAGCCACACCGACTTCATGCATTAATTCGATGACACGATCCAATGAATCTGCGATTTCATATCGATGACCTACGGCTTGAATTTCATCCCGAAAGGCCATCTGTGCCTCGCTGAGCTTTCCGCCTGGAGCCTTCAATTCAAGGGCGATATATGGCCCGTTCTTCACCCAGATATCGATATCTGCCCGTCCCTTATTCGGATTGGGCGCGAATCTGGCCTTCTTACTGGTCCCGCCATGGAGGGTCGGGCTTACGTTGACTCTGCGAAAGATGAGTTTCTTGTTCTGGGAGAGCAGCGTCAAGTATGCCACGACTGCCGATAGGACGTCCCTCTCCGTCGTATGTAGACGCAATGACCACCCCCGGACTGGTTCCGGATCGGAATGATCTCATGGTCTCGGCATCCACTTCAACGGACCAGATCAGGATATCTCTCGTGACAGCGTCGAGCTCAACATGAGGCAGGCACCCCTGCGATAGGATGCGTGCCATTATGTGGGCCGGTATCGTGATCCTGGCCTCTATCGCCCTCTTCTTGCCCCTGTACGTGAACGGCTTTCTGTCCATCATCTTTGGCCTCCAGATTGTCCTCGATCAATGTGAACCTGATCTGCTCCTTGGCCCACGACCAGGATATCGCCATCGCGGCCTGATCCACACCCTCTTTGATCTCCTCGAAGGCGTCGCGCGAGAGCATGTTCATCGCGCCATCAATTCCCTCCATTGCCTCATGTGCCTTTGATAGAACGAGACGGAGCGTCTCGATCCGATTTTCCAGTTCTTGCGTTGTCATTTTTGCCTCCAATTCTTCGTTTCCGATCTGCCTCAACTGCCGAGAGATATCGTTCAACTCGGGATTTGAGCCATTCATTCGTGGCATTCTCCCTGAGCCAGAGAACATATCCGGGGTTGTCTTTATAGACCTCGGCCAAAGTCGCCCCCTTATATTCCCCAAAGATGAGCGTCACGTCTTCACATTCGAAGCTCATTTATCCTTCAAATCCCTGAGTCCACCCATGATCTTCCCTATCGTGTTCGCGATTGTGCAGCAGACCGTATAATATCCCTCGTTCTCAACGATGACCTCTACAAACTCCGCGCCCGCTTGGGCCTGGACCGCCGAGTGGCAGCCTTGGCAGCAGTGCGTGAACCGGAGCCCCGGCCATTTCGCTTCCGCTTCTTTGCAGCCACCGAGGTGTGGGCCGTAGATGTTTGTTTCTGTGGTGTGCATAGAAGCAAGTGTATCACGGCGCCCGGCCAACCGGTTGAAACAGCCCAGTGCATTATTTCTAAAAACAAACCGGCACTGCACGATTCTGCGTAGTTAAGCAGGCTGTTTGGTTTCAATTGATCACGCATATTATCTACTGACCCAAGCCGCAAATCCCATTTGGTTATAATTCCAACGACGATCTTCGCGTCTTGTATGAATTCCTGTCGCATCTTCATTTTTTTCACACTCCTAAAACGGAATATCGTCGTCGATTGGGGCGGGCTTTGGGACGACGATATCTGTCAATTTGTGAAGGATTTCCCCCTTCTGCTCGATACCAAATTGATACTGGGCTGCATTGGTGATTACCATTACTTGGATATCATTCAGGACTTCGACAGCGCGGACCGATGATTTGAGCAGATAGATCTCGCGCCCGAACCCATCATTAAGATGAACCCAACTCACTTTTTGATATTCTCCTCGACCCACCTGCGCATCCTCATCCAGCGCTCTTCCGGAGTTTCTCGCTTTCCTGTCTGCCAAGCTGGAGGACCACCCTCATCATTTTCATATTCGATTTCAGCGGCCATAGACCTTGCGATTCCCACCGCTTTACCGACCTTCTCTGGCTCTTCATAGTCGATTTTAGAGATATCGAGCCCGCGCGCCCTGCAAACCGCGCCGATTGCACAGATTTCACCGACTTCGTTTTCAAGTTCATTTGCTATGAGTCGCTTTACCGGCATCGCATCCATGGCTGAAGCAAGATCCTTCAAAAAAGCCTGCCCTCTTTTTCCGTCGATAGCTCTGTCCACCGAAGCCCTATATAGATCTAAGTAGTCGCCATCCTCACAATATCCGCTTCTGCTCATAATTTCTTTTCTCCTGGATTTCCGAAAATCATTTGATCTTCGATACCGGACCGCCCAGCTTTTCGTTTGTCTGCTGTGTAACCAGTGCGGCTTCTTCGATGGCCTCAAGCTGAACCACGTCAAACCAAGATCCATCCATCAGCTTTCCGTCTTTGTCTACCGGAGGCGAAATCCAGGCACGATCACAGCCGTTCAGATGCTTTGCGTAGGATGTGACGATCCCGGAAAACCCGCTGATTTTGTCCCTTACTTTCTGGCCTAACTTCACTTTTTCCATATCGTTTCCTGCTCCGATCACTTGTTTTTTTCACCTGGAAATATCAAATCCAAATCGACTTTTCTGGACGGATTATTTTTGAGTTGCCTACACACTTCTAAAACATCAACCGTATTCCTAAAGCAATAAACACCCCTCCATGGTTCCATGTCAGTTACGTCCCTCCCGACATCACGCCCAATGAAAGTGGCGCCTCCCAAAGAGTTGAGCGAATCCATACACTCCTGCAATAAGTCCTCGGGTGTCTTTTGGCTATACAAAACAGAAAGCAACGCGACCATTAATATGACTAAAATTGAGAGCTCAGGGCGTTTCAGGAAGCTCATCGGACTGCTCCGTCTCTTCGGTTGGCTTGTTCTCAAAAACGATCTCATTGTTCTCGGTATCGATGTTCGCCTCCGGAACGTCCGGGGTCGTGACGGTCAGATAGTTCTCGCCGTAATCGACGGAGCCCAACTCCTCACCATCGGCCACCCTAAGATCGGTCCCGAGTATCATTGCAATTGCCAATATCGCCCACATCGTTTTTCCTCCTCCGAATTTCGGTGACTTTCTCTCCGCCTTACCCGGATACGCCAGGCGGGCCCAGTCCCGCCTGGCGATCACAGGTACATTGATTTTAATGTCACGCCCCTTCACGGGCGCGCCTCGTTTTCGAGCCATACCAGTGTTTCCTGCGCCTTTCTGAGGCTTCTGGTCAAACCGTTAAAGAAGATATCGAACGACACTCTATTCGTCCGAAATGCGCGATCCAGACGGGGCTCTTTTCGGAGGTGAATAATTTGCCGGATACATGACTCAATGCTGTCCAGATTCTTTTTGGCTTCTGCCAGATCGCACGAGCGTGAGAGGACGATCTCGGTGAGCCGCTCTGATTCCCGGATGTCTTCGGATGGGTGATCGTATTCCCATTGTTTAATCTTAGCCATTTTGATCCACCAGAAATTGCGCGATCTTTTTCAGGCGACCTGTAAACGTGATCCCGTTCATCTGTACAACCACCTCCCTTGATGGCGCTATTCGTGGCATTTGTGGGGTGGGATCTGCCTTTGTTCTTTTTACAGAAGGTTTTGGTGTTGGCGCCGATTGCTCTGGGCGACCCGATAGCTTTGCCAGCCAGCCAGACTCCTTCAGTTCCTTCATCGAATAATAAAACCGTTTCCCTATCTGCTTAAACGGAGGTCCTTCCTGATTAAGGCGCAGACGTCGAAGGGTAGTGTTGGATACTTTTATTTTTTTGGCCAGCTTGTTTTGGCATATGAGACCCTTCGTCGATTGGTACCTTCCTGTTCTGCGGAGCCAGTCATAATAGGATGAGAAATTCACCCCTACCGATTCGCAGGTTGGTTTAATAGCGGATCCTTTCGTGACTTCGTCATGGATGAGCTCGAAAATCTCATCCCCGCCTTTGGTTTTCACGTCATTCATATCCATCATCATTGTTCCTCCTGTGCTTCCATAAATCCATTAGTTTTGCTCACCAGATGTCTCTTTCTTTTGGACGATACCGACCTTATTCCAGATTGTTTTGAGCTGCTGACGTCCGATCGTCTTTCCTGGATAATCGATCGGGAAGATGGCGTTGAATTGATCCTGCTCCCACCCGTTCTTCTCGGCCCGTGCCACGAGCTTGGCCATCTGTTCGCTGGTGATGGGCTCTGCGGCCTTGCTGTTTGCGGCTATAACTGATCGGATCTTCGTGTATTCCTCCTCAGTCAGATCATTCGTCGATTCCTTTTTGAATTCATGCCGGACATAGGAATGAACATCATCACTGGACCAGAACTGTTTGTCGGCCTGCACCCAGAGAACTTTCAGTTTTTCCACCTTAGGATCTTTCGCTTCTTGCTGCGATTTAGTGG